CTAATTGCTTGTGCTTTTTTGAGCAATTAATCTTTTATATTTGTCTAATAGCTGTTCTTCCGTTTCCTCATGCTGCGGATCTTTAGGAATACAGTCGACTGGACAAAATAATTGACATTGTGGCTGATCATGGTGACCAACGCACTCGGTACATAAATCTGGATTAATTTCATAAATCACTTCACCCATAAAAATAGCTTCATTTGGGCAAACTGGTTCACAAACATCACAGTTTATGCACTCATCGGTGATATATAACGACACTTTACCAACCTTGTTGATGTTTACGTTCAAAAGCTTCAACCACAGCTTGCGGAACAAACTTGGTTACATCACCTTTTAAGCGTGCAATTTCTCGAATCAACGTCGAAGAAATAAAAGAATACTGTTCGGAAGGTGTTAAAAACACGGCTTCAAAATGTGGGTCCAACTGGCGATTCATATTAGCCAATTGAAACTCATATTCAAAATCAGATACTGCTCTTAAACCGCGAAGTACTGCTGTAGCCTTTTGTTCTTTGAAAAAATTAACCAATAAACCATCAAAACCTACAAATTCAACATTTGATAGATGGCCTAATGATGACTGTGCCAGTGCAACTCTCTCTTCTAGACTGAACAAAGGATTTTTATGATGTCCAATTGCAATCGCTACTACGACCTCATCAAACATTCTTGATGCTCTAGTAACTAAATCAACGTGCCCATTTGTGATAGGGTCAAATGTTCCAGGATAAATTACACGCGTTTTAGACATCCGCTAGTACTCTAATTGTATTGTGCACCTATTTTAGCAAAAGTTATACATGAGGCGAAATATTGATATGTGGGAAAAAACTTCACCTTGGCATCAGTTTACGGCACAATAGGGGCAATTGTGGAAGTTTGAATTATGGCGAAAGCAACAGTAGTAAAGAATAATAAGTGTCGATGTTTATTTTAATTCTCTATAGTTCCTTTTTTAAAGCTAAGTTATTGAATTATAAAAGTTGCTGTTCTTATTAGTTCCTTTTAGTTTGTTTACATCCTCGAAAAAAACGGGTAATAATGCGGGTAACAAACTACTTACCCTTACCTCATGGCCTCTGCAAAACTTTCCGACCTAAAGATTAAAGCACTAAAACCTAAAGAAAAAGTCTACAGAATATTGGATGCAGATAGACTTTACATAGAAGTTCGTCCTTCAGGAGCTAAAGTTTGGCGGTTTAAGTTTGTTTTTAATGGTAAAGAATCTTCTATGAGTCTTGGCGAATACCCGGCTATTACTTTGGCAGACGCTAGAATCTTAAAGGATGAAATGCGAGCAAAATTAGCCAAAGGCATACACCCAGTAGAAGATAGACAAAATAATAAGGCCAAGGCATTAGAAGAAGGAAAAAATACATTCAACGCTATTGCAGCCGAATTTAAAGAAAAACGTATGACGTTGAAGTCTGAAATTTATCAAGAGAAGTTCGATACTGCTTTAGAAAAAGATATATGCCCAGTTATTGGCAAAAAAAATATTAAAGATGTGACTGCGGCTGACGTATTGAAGATTTTAAATAATACGATTAATCGTGTTACTAAAGAAACCAATGGAAAAATGACAGGTGAATCTGCCGCTTTACAAAATCGAAGATTCATTGGTGCTGTAACTCGTTATGCAATTGCTACTTTAAGGCTTGAGAACGACCCTACTTATGCTGTACGTGATGTGATCAAGCGCCCTCGTGTAAAACATGCAAGAGCTTTAACCAAAGAAGAAAGAAAAAAAGCAAGAACTCAATTGCCTAAATACAATGGAACAGAGACTGTTAAGAATGCTGGCTTCATTCTCTTATATACAATGCTTCGGGCAATTGAAATTAGAAAGATGCAATGGAAATGGGTCGAGTTTGATACACGACTTATTAGATTTCCAGAAGAGGCAATGAAAAAATCCAGAATCCATATTCTCCCTATATCTGACCAAGTATATGAAGTACTTAAGCGTCAATATACAATCTCTGGTGATAGCGAATTAGTTTTCCCTGCTATTTTCAGTAAGAAAAATGATGGCATGTTAGCTAAAGAAACGCTTAACAGTATGCTTGAATATATTGGCTTAAAAGGCGTTACCACTCATGATTTTAGAGCTACAGCTTCTACCCTACTATATGAAAAGGGCTATGAGGAAGCTTGGGTAGAAAAACAGCTTGCTCATGCTGAATCTAACAAGACAAAAGCATCGTACGACCATTCGCAGCACTTAGAGGCTAGACGAAAAATGATGCAAGACTGGGCTGATATTGTGGATAGCTGGAAAGACTAAAAACTTTGCTTCTTATCAAAGGTCCATCTTTTACCGTTGTAAGTGACAGTGCCATCTAAATTAATCGGCAATTCTTTTAATGAGTAGTCATAGATTTTAAGAACATTCCCGTGCTTATCTAAATCAGCGGGTAGATTGCAGGTATTCTCCATTCTCCCCGCTTCTGAAACCATGATCATTAATTGCTGCATGAAAAACCTCGAGAGAATACAGTTGAGAATAATTTTGCTCAAAATGTGCAATTATCCAGATTATTGAGCAAATAATTGCACTTTAATAAAGGCTCTTACTCAAGAGCCTTCACAATCGCACCGTGTCTTGCTTTGCAATCATTATATTTTGCAACTGTATCAACTGACCAGATCATTAAATCTTTGCCCGTTGTTCCTGCCAATTCATTTAGATTTGGGCATGGTTGAATAAGATTAGCTGGTATTACCGGCTTTAATGAGTTCATTGAGTTGCTGCACCCCAGCATCGTCAATACAGCTAGACTTATAAACAGGACGCTCCACGATCTTTTGCACTTCACGCTCAATATATTCGACTTTAGTGTTTTGCTCTGCTTTGACTTGCTCATAGTCTGCGCTCACTTTATTGATCTGATTTTGCTTTTCTGCAAGAGCTTTCAAATTCTTGCGCTCAATCTCTTGGATCTGCGATTGACACTTTTGTTCAGCTTCTTTTAACTGACCCGTTTTGTAATTGAGTACGGCCAAAGATATGGCCAATAAAAAAGCGAGAAACACAATAATGATTTCTCGCCAATATTTAGCAGCAAATACAATCCACATCACTGCGCTCCTATACATTTAGCATGTCTTTCAAGCTGTCTAGTCCAGACGCCATAGCATCCATTTTTACGAATAGAGCAATCGCGCTTTGCAACGTACTTATATTTAAGTAATGAGTCGCAAGCTGCCTTATACTTCCCTACCTTTAGATTTTTCAGCATTGATGAGCTAGACCATGCACCAATCCCGTATTGATACGTGAAATCGAGGTATAGGTCGTATTCAGTTTGTGATAATTTCACGCCCTTCAATGAATCTTTAAACGCGACTTCACGCTTGGCCACATCATTACGCAACCATTTATCTGCTGTTGCTCGTGTGATTGGTGGATCTGTCATTTTTACTGGTGAGCCATCGGGTTTAAATGTAGAACCATGGCCCTGTGTTGGCCGATCCCCTTTAACGGGAATTACTGGCTTTGATGTAAACCCTTCATCGTTTTTTACGCCCACAAAAAAAGCAGCCGAAGCTGCTAAGACTGCTGCAATATATTTAGTCTTGTTTGACATTACAGTCACCTTTATTTTCCAAGCTTTCTAAATAGGCTTTAAGTGCAATTTCATCGCGCTTATTTTTCTTTCTGGCGTAGTACCAGTTCATTAAAAAACCAGCTAAACCAATGATGATACTGACCCAAAATGCTAAATCGATTGACCCGATCCACGCCGAAACTGCTCCTGCCACACTTCCCCCGTATGTTGCACCCTTACTGGCCGCCAAAGCGGTCGATGTATCTATAATTTGCTGATTGTCTGCCATGCCTTCCCCCTATTGTTAGGCAATAAAAAAGCACCCAATTGGGTGCTTTAAACAATTTATTGAATCAATCCCTTAAGACCAACTCATCATTTTTGATTAAATACTTATTTGGTGATACTTGATGATCCACTTTTAAAAACTGCTGCCCCTCTTCAAGATGAATTGTTTCAACTAGAAATACAGGGCATTCAATTAAGTTTTGGATTTCACCAGTTCCAACCTCATAGACTGCAAAATATGCCATTACTTCCTCATCGTCATTGCATGAATATAGCGTTGTGACACATTCATGGAACCACCAGCAACAACTCTCAATTGCAATTTGAATGTCCCCGCTATTCCTGTTGAATCGTGTCTTGAAATATTAATTGTTCCAGCACTACGTGAATTCCCCTGTACGGTAATGTTATGTGTATGGGCGCCTCCTTCCGACATTGTTACATTACCACTCAAACTAATACTGTGGCTGTGTGACCCACTGTTGTTTGTGTTGCCATTAGCACTAAATGAATGGCTATGGAATGTACCACCCGCATTAGTAGAACCAGTTGTTCCACTTACATTGTAGCTATGGCTATGTGAACCATCTTGCCCGGTATTACCTGAGACATTTACAGTTGAACCATTGTGATTGTGCGAACCGTTTGCATCAGTAATTAAAGCAACTGAATTATGCTCAATGAAGTGAACTTCCAGATCCTCAAAAACAACCTGATCATTTTTGAGAACACGACAATAGACCTGCTGTTTCGGACTGTAGCCAGTAAAACTAAAGACAGCGCCAAAAGTTAAAACCGTATGCCCCATGTCAGAAGGTACATTTAACGTCTGAATTGTGACATATTCAGTATCAACACCCACTGAAATTTCAGCAAATGCTGATACCGGAACAGTTACAGCATTATCAGCAATCTTTAAAGTATCAACTGCAAGATCAGCAATTTTACCCCTTGTTACCGCAAGATTATCAATCTGACCACTTCCAACTGCTAATTCGGCAATCTTACCGCGCTGTACAGCCAAATCTTTAATATGAGATGTATCAACGGATTGATAATCCATAATTGCAGCTTTCAGATAGGCAGCGGGTGGAAAAACAGTTCCAGTTAATGGATCAGTAAATGAAGTGGTCCGGAAAATAAATGGATATGAAACAGCACCATTATTACCATTTCCAATCGCAATTGAATCAAAGTTAAAAATAAACTGCGACTCTACGCCATTATTTGCACCACCCCAGCCCGCAACCTTTCCGTTAACATCAAGCTTAATGAACTTTTGTGCATACAACCCATTGACTGACTTAGTCACCTCTTGAACAGCAGCTTTATTGCCGTTCAAGTCAGTTTGAACAGTATCGGTACGAATAGCTTGCGCAAGATCACTTTCAATACGTGCTGATTGCTCAGACCAGACCCCAGCATAACCGCCATCATTACCGATCAAGTCAGATTCAGAGCCAATCAACGGTGGATTGATTTGCGCATATACGCCATCTAACCTGATTGTTTGTGCCGTAATCTTTTTATCAACTTCGTTAATGTCTGATTTAACTTGAACAATATCACCAGTCGTTGCTTTGTCTTTCAACTCGATATTAATGTTTTTGATAGCTTCAATATTTGCTGACGATTGATCAACACCAATTTTTGCGGTATCACGAACAACTGCCAGAGCATTGTCATTACTAGCAATGTAAGCATCAATCTTTTGAATTGTTGCTTTGTCGCCTTCAATTCTTGCTTCGACCTCTTGTCGCGCATAAGCTTGTAAATTGCCCAATTCTGCATTGGTCGAATCAACTCGCTTACTTACAGCAAGATCACTTTCAATACGTGCAGACTGTTCAGACCAAACGCCAGCATAACCACCATCGTTGCCAATAAGATCAGAATCTGATCCAATCAAAGGCGGATTGAGTTGAGCGTAAACACCATCAATTCTGGTTGTTTGAGCAATGATTTTCTTATCAACTTCCTTGACGTCAGATTTAACTTGGTCAAGCGCACCGGTACTTACCGTGTCTTCTAAAGCAATATTAATTAATTTAATTGACTCGGCATTCGCTGCTGACTGTTCAACTGCTGTTTTCGCAGATTCACGCACAGTGGCTAAAGCAGTATCATTACTAGCAATATAAGTATCAATCTTTTGAACTGTTACCTTATCACCCTCAATTCGTGCTTCGACCTCTTGTCGCGCATAAGCACGTAAATCATCAACTTCAACAACTGTCGTATCAATGCGTTTACTTAGTGCAAGATCACCTTCAATTATTGCTGATTGAACAGACCATGTGCCTGCAAAGCCTTGATCATTACCGATCAAATCTGATTCAGAGCCTATCAATGGAGGATTAAGCTGTGCATAAACGCCATCGGTTTTTTCAGCAACAAGTGAAAGATCATTCGCAACAACTTTAATGTCTTGCTGAACTGCTGCAATACCATCTTCACTTGATTTCTTGACCGTTTCGACAACTTCAAGAACGCTTTCATCACCATCAATAATTTGTTGAGATAAACCATCTTTGGCTTGTTGAATTGCGTTTTGGCGATCAGTGACTTCTTGCGAAATTTGGTCTTGTGTAGCTTTTACCTCCGCTTGTCTGTCCCTAACTTCTTGCGCAATCTGATCTTTCGTATTTTTAATATCTTGAATAATACCCGGAATCTGAGCATCAATATTTTCAATATGATCGATCTTAGTTTGCAAATCTTTGCTTAGTTCTGTTTCAGAAATTTTAGCTTCCAAAATTTCTAAAATTTCCGAGGCATCAGCAGAAGTTGTCGCGCTGGTCCAGCCAGACCATGGGCCAATATTACCGATCCGGTCAATCAAGCGACCACGATAATATTGGGTTAAATTTGGCTGTAAACCCTGTAAAGTATGTGTAGTTGTTGGATAAGCAAATAATCCCAATTGTGCAATATTGCTTTTGCCATCTGGCGAAACTTGGATTTCTGTATAAGCAGTATCCAATGCTCCAGTTGAAGGAAAGCCCCAATTTAGCCGCATACCAAACAAAATACCTGTTGCTTGGATGAATGCTAAAGCAGGCGGTAAACCTTGCTTGCCAACTAACTTTGTAAGTGTTGAATATGCTGGCAATGATGAAATATCAGAAACATTAATTGCGGTAACTTTTGCTTGATAGTTACCCTCATAAATCCCCGATACCTCAATAGAATTGTTGCCAGTTATAGGCAGCTTAATCCAGCTACCATCATCTTTTCGCCACTCGACCAGATACTTAACCGCACCTTTTGCTTGTGTCCAAGACACAACCATAGTTGCAATATTAATGCCTTGGTCAATACGATCTTCACTTGTAATAACAATATTAGAAACAGGGTCTTGAATATTAGGATTAACAATTGAGATTGGCACATCAATATAATGAGCCCCCTTATCAATCGCATCAAATTTTTTCTGATTGTACTCAAGCGCAGTAATAGTAAATTGATGTGCATCACTTTGAGCAACTGATAAAACTCTAAACTTAAGTGTCGCCAAATCTTGAGCATCAATAACCCAAACATTTTGACTTGCAATTGAATTTTCATCAAAAGCCATAGTAACGGTTATAACTCGCCCTGCTATTGACTGAATAATACGAGTTTGAGCTTTGCCATTCTCTCCATTAATTATCAGACGATCACCAGCAACGGCCACGACATCATCACGGTCAATTGTAATACTTTTAAAATCTGCTGAAATTACAGAAATACGACCACCATTTGCACGGCCTGCAAACAACTGGTCAGCAATTTCAATTACTTTACCCGGCAATGGAATATGACCATCTAAACCAACTTTAAATGTAACTGTTCGAGTTTCTAGCTGTTCAGATTTTAAAGCCCATTGTCCTGCACGTTGTGCCTGCCCGCGAGATGTACACCCCCAAGCATCAAGCTCAAGTAAACGAACTTGCCGCATTTCTGAAATTGCTTTTTCATCACGCACAAATTCATATTCAGTCTTATAGTGATTGGCTGGGTTATCCCAAGCTACTTTTACTGCATTATGTCTATCACGGGCACGTGTACCATTATGATCCGGCTCCCCGATAATATTTGCACGGGTATATGTGAAATAGGTATCTTGTGGAATATCAGCATCACAAACAATGCTATCCCCATCCCAATAAGTAATAGCTCGAAAAACACCAGCTAATTTTGTAAGAATGCTATAAGCATCTTCAGCGCTCTGAAGATAAATGTTACATGTGAAACGTGGTTCTTGACCGCCCAACCCGTCTGGTACCAACTCATCACAGTATTGGGCTAAACGGTATAAAGACCATTTATCAAGCATTCCATCTGTAATTCGCTCACCAATTCCGTAGCGCTTAGATGTGCAAAGATCATAGTAAATCCATGCAGGGTTGTTTGAATATGCGCGTTTAAAAGTACCATCCCAAAACCCAATGTATTCGCGGGTTTCAGGGTTGTAATTTGTCGGTACCTTAATTTTTACGCCTTTCAAATCAACCGCTAATTTTGCGACTGATCCACCGAATGTTTCAGCATCGTATTGCAATGAAACTAATGCTGTATTTGGATAGCGTAATTTCGCGTCTATTACCTCTGTGACAGCCTTAACATACATTTTGTCGCTGATATATTCGGATGTTGAGTTGGGAGTAATTCGGCGAACACGAACCAGCCAGCCTGAATCGGCTTTGGGTAAATCAATACGATGTGGACGCTCATAATTATCAGATGTTTTATCTGAAATTTTTGCTCTTAATACTTCTGACCATGCACCACCATCAGTTTGCAAGTCCACCGCGTATTCAATGGTATAGCCAGTAACATCACCCGTTGTTGGGTCTTGGTTGCGTAGTGGACCCCAACGTAATCGTAATCTAACCGCATCAAGATCAAGGTTATTAAAAGAACGTACCCAAGGTGTAGATGATTTAAGCTCTACGTCAATCGGGATTTCATTTTCAACTGCCGGGAAGCCTTCAATGTATTCTTGATCGTTTGTTCCGGATCTAAAATTAACAGTAACGTTTTCAAAGTTCTTGTTGCCGTTTTCATCTTGCAACGGAGTATCTTCAAGCAAAATTGATTGATAGCCGTTTGCTAATCCTTCGACTTCACCCTCCGCTAGACCAATCAACTCTTTTATATAAGTTTTAGATTGTGCGGAGTCTGGTGCAACTACTGGTTGTCTTGGTTGCTGGTTTCCCTTTTTTGCGCCTTTTACCATCACTGTCATATCAAATCCCACGCAATAAAAAAGGCGCCAAAAAGCGCCTATAACTAACTTAAAAATTACATCTGATCTTCTGGATATTGACCAGCACTTAATACGAAGCCGCCGACTTCACGTCTACCATAGAGAATCGGTACTGGATAACCTTGAGCGGCTGTGGTTACTGCACTACCAAAACCAAAGTTTGCCCGGTTCCCGTCTTGGTTTTGATTTTGATTAGTTTGGGCTTTCGGCATGAGCATTGATGCAACACCTCCCATAGCCATGCCTGCACCAGCGCCAATTAATGCAACACCGTAAGCTGAAGACGTACCGCCAGTCATCACACCTGCAACAATCAGAACTACTCCAAGAACTAATTGTAAGACTCCACTATTACCGCCAGCTCCCATTACACGCGGGACAATGTGAATAATGTCGGCTTCAGTAGACATATCAAGCTGCTCTTCACCGATATTGTCACCAGTGATTACGCGCTTGGTTTCATGGTCATAAATTGCTGGACGTTTCTTGCCACGCTTATTGCCTGAACCTTTGCCTTTAAGAAAAATTGCAAAAGCCAACCCTTGTTCATGGGCATGTGTCATGAAGTGCTCAAAGCCAGCGATCTGAACTGATAATGCACGCATGGCTTCACGCGTATTTGCGACATCGAGCTTAAATTCACGACCAAACTTTTGGCCCAAGATGCCGTACAACTTAATTGTTTTTAACATCTCTATGCCTCAAGATTTTTACCGTGCGATCTTTCCACTGTTGGCCATAAATTTCGCGTACTGACTTTCTGTTATACGGATGATGCAGAATTAAGCTTGAACCTATGCATTGCTCAGTTTGCTCCGATTTAAGCTGCCCATTATTACCCAGCCAAACAACCGCATGATTAGGATGCTCGGTACGTCCAACCCGACAAACCAACATATCACCATATTCTGGTTTATCAACTTCAAAGAAGCCTGCTTTTTCGTAATTTTCAAGGTAAAGTGATGGATGGTCTTTATCTTCCCACCATGCATCATCCCGCTTAAAATCCATAAGCTCTATACCTAATTCACGACTATAAAAATCACGTACAAGCGCATAGCAATCTTGCCAGCCATGAAAATAATTACGCCCCACTAAAGGGGCGCGATAACCGCAAGGCTCGTAGACTTGAAAATCAAGATCCGGATACGAACAAATTACCCACGGCTTTTGATGTAATTCAATTTGAATCAGATCAAGTTCCGAAGCTTTTGTTGTTCCATCTGGATGAGAGTGCACATAAGCTAAGATTTCGCCTTGATCTTCAGCACTTGCCAAGTCTTCGGGATGTATTTCAAACTGATCAGATTGTTCAGCGATATTGCGACAAGGAATATATTGCTTTTCGACAATCACCCCACAGCTTTCATGCGGGTAACATGCATCAGCATGGGCCATAATGGCTTTTTTAATTTTTGCTGTCAGTTTCATAAGACCTCACAACATGCTTGAAGCTGGGAATCCGCCAAAGGGTAAAGGCTTGTTTTTACTAAATCGACATTCACAACCAGACAATCTGTATGAGCAACGATCTAAAGCAGGGTTGTCTGTTGGCTCATCTTTCTCGGTAAACATAGCTGCCCCGGTGTAACCACACTCTTCCCCGCGATATTCCCAACTACAATAAGAAGTAATTTGACGTACAGGAATTTTCAACCCTTCAAAATCGATTGGGTTTGAAAGCTCAAAAGTTACTTGCTGGGCGTTTTCAGATGTTTTTTGCTCGATATACCAAAGCTGCTCTTTAAACTCATTGGAAGCAGTTGGATTGCCTTCTGTGAAGTTTTCAGCATCTAAGTATTTAGCAAGTGTCGTAATGACTTTAAGCTTAGCCCCAGCAAAGTCTTTAAACTGCAAACAGTAAGCAGACACAGCATTTTGAATGCCGTTAATATTGTTCGCCATGCTTAAAGTGGGTGCTGAAGCTTTACCATCTGATCGCATTTCAAGACCAGATACTTCAAGTGCCATCGGCTCAAAAACTTGTCCTTGCCAAATAATATTGCGGTTCCATACTTTTTGATCGCCAGCATCAAAAACTTTGCCAATGCTGCCAGAGTCGGCACCGATCAGACCACTTGAACCAATTGAAGAGTAGATTTTCTCCCAGTCTTGAAAAGAAATATGCCCGTGAAAACGCAAGATGCCAGCACCTAAGCCGCTGGCATCTAGTTCATACAAATGGATTAATCCATCGACATACAGCTTCTGGAAATCACTATTCAGGGTCATAAGTCACCTCGTCATAGATTGGATTTCCATCTTTGTCTAAGACTGGCACCTCGTCATAGATTGGATTTCCATCACTATCAACTGCTTGAACCCATTCAAAAACTGGCTCACCATTTTCATTAATGACTGGTTGATTCGACAAAATAGGCGTACCGTTTTGATCAGTTTGAATGTGAGTTACTGGCTTTTTATAATTCTTGCCATCCACAATTACAGCTTTTCCTTCATCATCAAATAAATCTTCGTATTTAGTGATATAGGTCAATTGCGGTGCATATTTTACTTGCTGGACCATACGCGGTTGTTTTTCAGTACGTGGAATTTTTCTGACGATTGTCTTCTTGATACTGTTTAAACGAATATCAATCCAGCGCGGCTCACCGTTTGCGTTATTTGGGATATCAATTGGTGCATCGAGATTCGCAACAATATCGCCCTCATCATTTAGCTTTTTCTTGAATGTCTTAATTTCAAGATCACCATTTTCCAATGTCTGATATTCAACTGCACAAATCTTATTGCCATGAGTGTCTGTAGGAATTTCAATCCACCAGCCTTCTTTAGCGAATCCAGAAGAACCTTTAACTAAATAATGACCAATACCCAACTTCTCAAAAGCAAGAGGCTGTTCAGCAGCTTCATCGTTAGGTTCAATTTTATCTGCATATAACTTAACAATTGGGGATGCTGCTTTAATAAACCCATTAGCATCAACTGTTGTATTTTTTGATGACAAGATTTTACGCCACGGCTGAAACGTATTTACATTCCAGTTTACAGACCTGACATAAAAATCGGAGTTATGCGTTATGCTTAATTGCGCACAAGCATCAGTTGAATCGTTAACATCTAAATTAATAATTGCTTGAGAATTGTTTTCTGGATAGTCTCCAGCACTTGAAATATTATTACCATTATTTTGCCAATAAAAGGCATTACCATTTCCTCTCAATGTTGATAATTTTTGACTACCTAATCGAATTGACTTTCCAACTCCAAATGCACCGACTTCCATTAGATTTCCAGCAGCAGTACCTACATAACGACTAGCTGCATGGGTATTATTTGTGAAGTTTTCATTAACTTTTGCGCCAGTAGAGCGGAATGTGTCGCCACCTGCGCCAGTCGGTGCCGTACCTAGATTTACTGTTTGAATTGTCATTTTCTTACTCGCATAAAAAAGCCCCAGCGAGTGGGGCATGGAAATTATTAAGAATTAGGTGACGGGCACAACTCCGTCTTGTGTGCATGCCGTAGTTTCTTGCATGAGGTCACGACATTAGGAGAAAATTGTATACCAATAGGCTTTTGTTTTTGATCGGGTCAAGAAGTAGTAAAGCCCCCACTTTTTAGCAAGATCTTGCTTGCTTTTACCTGTATATTTTACACATAGCTTAATGAATATATCGGTTGAAAAATGCTTCATTTTGATTTCCTTTGGATGATAAAAAAGGACGCAAATGCGTCCTTTTGTTGAGAATGGATAATTTAAGCTAATTGATCACCAATAAATTTAGCTTTTACTTGAATAACTACACCTGGTATTGCTTCAGTATTACCAACTAAATCATAGCCAGTATCAGTAGGTTTAACCTCTAAAATTAATTCGTAATCACTGATATCACCAAATACAGATACAACATTCCTATCATGTTGTTTTGCATTTAATTTGAGAAGATTGTTTTCAACCCTGCCACGGTATGTAAATCCATAATCTCCACCATTGACCACTCCATCTTTTACCACCACCGTACCCTCACCAAAATCTTGGATAGTGCTTTTGAATTTCACAAAGTAAATTCCGTCTCTCATTTTAACCTCATGCATTAATCGCTGAAAATTCAGCCATTTGATAGTAGGGCATTGATGGTCAAAAGTTAAGAGTCATCAGGGGTAAAAAACTTGGGTGAATGTTGTTGAGATTTGCCAAACATCACCGCCCAAACAGCGTGGTTGATATTCACCTGTTTTAACTCGAACCTCACCGTCTAAAGGCGAATCCCAAAGAAACGAGTCAGCACCTTTATGGTCATCAAAGAATGCTTTGATTTGCATAATTTCGGCTTTATAAGCCGTTCTTTGATAAGTCCATTCACCAGATCGGTTATTGATACCTACAGCAATGTTTTGTTCATACCCATCACCAAATTTGCTTGATAACGTATTAAAGCGTTGAGTTTGATTATTACCTTCTAGGTCACATTCGAAAGTAAATTTAAGATCACTCATAAATTTTTCTCACAAAAAAAGCCCGCATTAAGCGAGCTTTTAATAGCCATATCTAAAGTATGACCAGATTAATAAAACTATACCGTAAATAACGAAAAAGTGGAAACTAGAAAGCATCTTAAATAATCTATTTTAAATAGTTTGAAGGCTTGTGCATTTAGAAATTTAAACTTCCACTTTCATTAAAACCAAAACCTCCCGAAGGAGGTTAAAATTAATTTTCTGACTTCTTAAAATCTTCAATGTGCCAATTAAATGTTTGCTGTACCGCTAATTTAAATTGTTCGCTCTCTTCTGGATTGGAACCATTATTGATTTTGCTAATCAGTCGATCTTTGGCTTTCTCTGTATATTCCAAATAATCATCAATATCAATAACCCCTTTCTCCTCAAGATAACTAACCAAATGACTGATCAACAACTGTGTTGAATCATCTTTGGCAGAGATAAATTTAATTAGTTGTGACATTGCACCTTCAAATGGATTCTCTTGTTTATCTTCAACCATATCCTTTCTTTCCTTTAATGGCCTTACGTAACAAATAACCTTGTGGAAATCTCGTTAGAGACTAATATCAACCAAGGTCAATTTTCTGATCTAACATCTTACCAATTGTAACTATTAAATCACCATCTGATTTCGAAAGTGCTTCAAACCTTTATGGTCTTTAATTTGAATGATTACATTTGATTAATATTTAATTACCACCCTTGACGCTTAGACATCGTAAATCGTTTTTCAATCTTCGAATCCATCATTGCCTCATTTTGTTTCTGATACTCTTTTAAAATGACTGTCAACTCTTTACCATCCCAATCAGAGGTAGCATCCACTTTCTCTGATGTCTGATTGATAATGGTAACAGTAGGTTGCGCCTTTTCCATTCTTCCATAGTTAATCGCATCAAATTGTCTAGACTCCCTTCTCGTAGCAATCGCATCAGATTGACTATTAGATACGTACCCGCCGTTAGCATAACCGCTTGGTGAACTTGTTCGCATTGATTCAACAACACTCACACCACCCCATCTTTTAATGTCATCTTGCGACCATACAACTTCACCCTTATGGACCACACCAGCTGGAGTATGTTTAAGCCCGTTACCAGTGTAACCACCATCAGAGAATCCTGCGATAGTCTGTGCTGCAATTAAGCCTACATTTGCCATACCAAGCCCAAGAGCAATCGGCGCCATTGTCAAGTTCAATGGATAAGGCGCATTAGCCAATATATTACTGTATGCTTGATAAGCCTGAATCGTGGCTGTCCCAATAGCCATTGCTTGCTGGACTAAAAACATAGCTTTATATGCTGCAGATTGCTCTCCAGCAGACTCCTTAACCATTGTCGTCATATTTCCCCATACAGTAGAGGCTTGAGATAACAACTGTCCATAAATCTCTATTTCTGTCTGACGGGATGATTTTTGAAGTTCTTGTTCCATTAGCGTATATTTTTCATTAATTGCATATTTTTGCTGGCGGAAAATTTCTTCTGCATCAAGCAAAGCTTGAAAACGCTTCTCTTCATCAACAATGGTTTTATCTTCAGAAATTGTTTTCGCATTTGAAGAATATGCTTCAGTAGCTTTCTGCATTTCATCACTATACTGATTCTGTAAATTCCATGAATCTAGTTGGTTTGGAGCAAGGTTCTGCTTAGCTTTAAGACCCAATGCATCGGCTTGAGCGATAGACGCTTGTTCATACATTGCTTTTTGATATTCTTCGAGCTTTTGCTTTTGAAGCTTACGATATTCTGTAATTTCATATTCAAACATGGCTGTTACAGCCTTGCTTCGAATTTCTTTTTCAGAATCAGAATATTCTTTTGATGCCTTAATTTGCAGCAATTTAGTTTGCTTTTGCATCTCAAGTTTTTGAACTTCATTCAACTTATATTCATTAAGTTCATATTCTAGTTGTTGAGCGTTGAGTTGTTTTTGAGCATTAAAACGATTAACTTCTTTTTCAGTTAAACTTTTTAATTCTTCACCCTTAAAATGCAGTTTTAAGTCACTAAGTGTTTTTAAGTGCTCTTTTTCGGCAAGTGTATCTTTATCAAGGTACTGATTTCTTAAGTTCTCAGCTTCTTCTTGAGTCTTCAAGAACTGATTGAGATATGAATCAAAATCTTTCTCAGACACACCAGCCATGTCGAAACCATTATTTCCAGCAACATATCCTTTAACGTTTTTGACATATTGACGATTTACTGGACCAATATTAGTACCTTTTTCAACATTCCCCTCCCCAGCGTGATAGGCAGAAATTGCCTTATCCCAATTGCCAAATTTTTTAAAGAGGAAATTTAAATATTTGGCAGCTGCTTCAGCCGCTTTGCCTGTATCAAAAACCTCTTTGCCAACTAGCCCCCAGCGCTTTGCTGTACCATCGAGCATTTGAAAGCCGCCTTTAGCGGTCCCAAATTCTGTTTGTGGGCCAATTGCACTTGCTTTCCCCTTACTTTCTTGCATATTAATCGCAGAAAGTAGACCTGGTAAAAGTTCATATTTAGATTCAAGATTTGAAAAATTATATTTAGCAGCATTGGCTTTTACCTGAGCGTTCACAGCCATAACTTTTTGCTGATTTTTTAACTCTTTATTTTGTTCACGAATAGACTCTGTTCTTGCATCCGTTTGCGCTTTAATGGATTCCTCAGATTTCCAAATCGCTTTTTGCAGATTAATAGTCTCTAGATCAGCTCCTTTTAAACCTTTGGCAATCGAATCTTTATAAACTTTCAGAAGATCGTTGGCTTGGGCTTCAGTAAATCCTCGCTTCATCACCTTTTCAACAAATTGCGTATCAAACAACTTATCTTCATACATCTTCTTTAGTGACTTTTGGGCATCATCTGCTGCTTGCTTGGTATTTTTAATTGCATCAGCATGTTTTTGTTGTTCTATTGCTGCGTTTTGTGCCTTGTTGCCTGTTAATTCAACTTCTTTACCAAAAAGCTTAATGGCCGTTTTTGTTTTATCGGCTTTATCATATGCATCTTTGTATTTTTCAATTTGTTCCTCAAGCGCTTTTCTAAGTGTCGGAGGTAACTTTTCTTTCCCCAATTGCTGCAGGGCCTCTTTATAGCTAATTATTCCTAAACGAGCCTCATTCGAAATACGTGTTACTTCAACATTACCTTGTGCATAATTTTGAATATCGATAAGTGCAGAACCTACACCATATTCCATTTTTTTAAGCTCATCATTTTGAGCCTTAAATGCGGTGGTCAAATCATCAATTGCTTTTGTTCTGGCTTGTCCTTGTAAATTTTTTAATTCTGATGCTGATCTATTGGCTACATCAGCCTGCTCCTCAAGCTTTTTATTAGCCTCTTCAGTCTTGTCCTTAAAATAACTGTAAGTCGCAGCTAGTGCAGTGACTCCTAATGTGAGTGCGCCTATTGGGCCACCAACAAATCCTAAAACTCGACTACCTAAGGTTGCTACTTTATTCAAATTCCCCTGAGCAACTGTATATGCCATTGTAGCCACAGTTGCTTCTTTTAAGGCAATACTGTGTGCAATCTCAGCTGCAGTTCTACGCTGTATAGCAACGGCACGTTCATTTGCGGTAATTGCTGCATTATATTCTGCTCTTGCTAGGCCTATTTCCGTGAGAGCTAATGCTGCAGATTGTTTTGCTCTCATTGCTTCCACACCCAGTAATTGTACTTGAGATTGTGCTTCTGCTAAATTTGCGGCCCTTTGTTGAGCTGAAGCAACAATACTTGCTTGAATGGCTAATGTTTTCGTTAATACAGCCTTAGTAATTAATCCAATCCCTCCAACTATTGCTCCATTAACCAATAAATCTAAATTGCTTGCTAAAACTTGAATTGATCCCGATAAAGTTTGAGCTGCTCCACTTCCTTTACCAGCCTCCCCTACAAATTTTGTGATTTCATTATTTAAAAGGGTAAGTGATTGACCGATCGTAATATCCGTTTTTGCAAATAGAGCATCAACATCATCTTGAACATTTTTAAGTGCTTTAACAATTTCCTTGGAGGTAATTTTTCCTTCAGCTGCCACTGATCGCAATTGACCAACTGTAATACCCATACCTTGTGCAATGGCTTTTGCTAGAGCAGGTGTCTGTTCCATTACAGAATTAAGCTCTTCGCCACGGAGGGTTCCACTTGCCAGAGCTTGACCAAATTGAACTAAAGCAGCATCAGCCGCCGCTGCACTAGCTCCACTGATTGCAACCGCTTTAGAAACTGTTTCAGTTAAACGGGCTGTATCATCCATCGTTAGATTTAATGTCTTGGCATTATCACTAAAACGTTGGTAAACCTGGAGTACAGAGTCCCACGCTGAATATGTTTTTTGAGCAATGCGGAATGTATCTTCAGTTGCTTTATTTAGCTCAATTTGATTGTTAGTAACTAATTTAAGTCTGTTTTGAAGTCCAGTATACGTATCCATTTTTGCAACAGCAGCACCTATGGTTGCAAGGCCAGCCATATGTCCAGCCAAAGCACGTGTTGCCACGGAAACACCATCCATAGATTTAGTTGCAAAGTCTCCTCTTTTTTCAATACTCTCTAGCTCATTGCCAAGATTACGAGCATTGCGCTCTGCATTTTTTGAATCAATAACAATGACCAACCGTGATTCTTGTGTCATCTCTGCTTTCCTCTAGGCAATAAAAAACCCACTCATTGAGTGGGCTATTTGAATTAAATAAGATTTACAAAGGTTTTTGATTAAAAAAGCAATTTTAAGGTGCTTTTTTATTTAATCGATTACAAATTACCAATTTGCATTGGATTGAGTTGACGTAACTGCTGTCTTGTATTGATCAATCACATTATTAAGTTTTGCAGTAATTTTTTGCTGATGCTGGACAATTGTAATTGGAACTTCTTTTCCAATATTATTTATACCACCTTGTACATAAGTCAGATTGGTTCTAGTAACATCATTAATTGTTACTCTTGCTTTATTTTCTTTGGTATCAATTTTAATCGTAAAGTTAACTTTATCATTACCAAATGCACCACAATCTATAAAGCCATCACAAGGATACGGGATATTACCTTTACCAATAATTGATCCAGTATTTTTATCTGCATACTGGATAACATTGTTTGCAGATTTAAATGATTGAGCAATCCAAATCTTTGAATCCTCAAAAATCTGATCTTTTGATTTATCTGGCACATCTATTACTTGTGAAATCTCTGGCATTGCCTGTTGTGTAGGTGTCATTGGTGTCATACACCCAACTAAACCTAAACTAAAAACCCCAACCGCTAATACTTTCTTCATACTTTCACCATTTATTGTAAAGTCCATCGTTATTAATAAGTTAAATTTAGCAGGTGGAAAATAAAAAAGCCACTCGATTGAGCGGCTTCTCTATTTTAAGCATGTAGTAGCTTTTCAGCACCAGCGGCCAAAAAAGCAGATCGGGTTTTAAATCTTTTATCCTTACCAACATTATCATCAATCTTCCGAATTAATCGGCTTGGCAAAGTAACATTGATTTTCTCTGGCTTACCTAAGTAACGACTAACATCAACTTCAGTAACGGCCCAGATCATTCCTTTATAGTAGGTATCATCTAGAAACTTACCTACTTCAGATGCTAAAGGAATTTCCTCACCATCTTCAGCTAGGATTTCTAAATGACTAGAAATAGCCTCTTTTACGTTCTCGATAGCTTCATCTAATGTGTCGCCAGCACTAAAACAACCCGGAATATCAGGAACAGTGACACCAAATGCTTCGGTATCTGATCCTCGTTCAATTGCAATTGGATATAACATCTCAACACTCCATGCCCTTGGCATAAACATATCGCCCACTGCGTTATGGTTAGTTGTAAAGGGCAGATATTTAAAGTCAGGAAACAGCGGGTCAATTTAGACCCGCTTGCTTCAAAATGCTTTTAACAGTTCCGTTTGGTAAATCTTTTTTAGGATGCGGGATTGTAACTAACCCCTTTTTGGTTGGGTGTTTGAAGTGATGATGACTTCCTGTAACCCTAACCTCATACCAACCGTCTGCTTCAATCATTTTGATTAAATCCAGACTTTTCACACCATTCCCTTCTTAACTTGATGAAGCAATTATAACCCTAGAGTTATTTTAAGTAAATACCTCTAGGGTTATTTTTTAATAGGCTGCTTCATTTTTTTGTGAGAATCATCCAGAAAAATATTATCCATCGTAAAAATACAGTCGTTAAAAATATCTCTTTCGACTGGCAATTCGTAATGATCACAATATGCAGATATGGATGAAATATCCAAAGCTAGAGGAATGCCTTGCTCATAACGTCTTGAGCGCGAAATAACGTTATACGCCGATAAAATTGCATGTGAGGTAAATGAATATTCAGGCTTCTGAAATTCTTCTGGCTTTTTCAAGTTTAAGGCTTTGGCGATTGCCGTTTGTTTCTGGCCGTAGTCGTTCGCTTCTTCTTCTGAGTTGAACTTGGACCAGTTGTAGAGCTTGACGACTTTCCCACTACTTCATCCTTATAAGAATCCGCCTCTTTCTGGATTTTCTCAGCTTCTTTCAATACAAATAACCAAATTTGTACGCCAAGATCACCATCGTTTAAAAGCTTTGTCGCGTGTTCTGAGGAATATTCAGGCACAGTTTCAAATATTTCACCTTTTTCATTTTGCTCCCCAAACACTATTCCTTTCCAATCTTCAATTAGGTGACATGCAGTAGCTTCAAGAAGCAATTCACCATAAAGCTTATCTTCTTTTGAAGCTTTACTGACATCATAACCTTTGGAGGTAATTTGGTTGTTTGCTCGTTCAAGGGCCACTTGATATGGCTTATAAGAGATACCACGAATTTTAAATTCAGCTAATACATTTCCTTCTTTATCAACGTACTCCCGCCATTTACTCACTGTTTTACTAGTCTGAATGGTTACTTTTAAAGCCATTTTCTACTCCAAAAAAAAGCAGCCATAAAGGCTGCCATCAGTAAAATTAAATTAAGGATTTGGGTTTGGTGCTGGAATACGGGTAATGATTGGCGATTCTTCAACTACCTTATATTCAAATGAAGCATTTAAAATGTCGCTGTTTCCACCACTCGGTAATGGTGCTGTAATTTCAGCTTTAGGAATAAAAATTTCGTAAGAATTACCCAAAGTGTCTGTAATTGGGACCTTCAATGAAATTGAAGTGTTGGTGAACTGTTTTTCGTACATGTCTGAAGTATTTCGTGACCATGCAGCAGTAAATGAACCTGTGCCGGCTGCAAGTGTTTCTAAAATAGCTCTAGCATTGATTCCTTCACCTAAGCATTTTTGCAACTTCATAGTGTTATCCCATTTGAATGAGAATTGCGTCAAGCAAGAGATACCTGCTTGAGATACCCCATCAAGTAAGATTTCACCAACAGAAACATTAGATAGCTTAGGACTGTTATCTGCTGGAGTTACTGCCCCAGCGGGTGGTGTTGAGAAGTTAGTTCGACCTAAAGCCATTAGGCCAAATGCCATCGAAATTAAGCCTGCTTCAGGAATTTCAATACTAAAGGTATTTACATGACAACCTCGGAAAACGTGGTAATCATTTACGTCTTCAAAGCCGCGAAGTACTGAGAATGTTTGGCGAAGTGCCCCACCAAAAGTAAGGACATTGGATGACCAGCTATTAAAGGCTGCCGCTGCCATTAAATCTTGCACAAGTTGGCTATATTTTGCCTCACACTTTAATTCACCGGCATATTCTGCGCCTGTAATCATTGATGAGCGAGCAATGCGCCCGCTAGTGATAGACTTTGACTCTTCTTTAGAAACTGTTGCATCCAAGCCGTTATCTGTAAATTCAAATGTAGTCCGAGCAAACGGTGTCGGTGTTACACCTACCGTTGTTTCTCTTGCAATTTGCGTTATCTGACGCGCACCACTCGACATGGCTTATTACTCCTAACTTTGCATAAAAAAAGCCACCCGAAGGTGGCCGTTAAATTTTTGGCGTAAAAAAACCGCCTTTTGGACGGTGTGATTTAATTTAAGTAACTATCTTTCATATCAATTGACTGTAAATCCAATGGTCACATTCTGCTGCACAAAATCTCCATCTTTACCTGCATCAATCGATTGACCACTCCAGCATTTCAGATGTTGAACACTGTAGTATTCAAAATGAGCAAGCAAAACATCACCTAGAATTGTTATTTCCTGGTCTCCCGTATTAGGTCGAGCAAAACACTGAATTAAGATATTACCAGTACGACGTGTACACGGGGTATCACCAAGACCAACTGTGTAACTTGGCCCCCATTTAATTGTCAAACTACACCACAAACCTTTAGTTGGAACTGTAAAGCCTGGCTGATTGGAATATTTAATTCTTTCTTGAGAAATACCTTTAAAAGCCTCCATACGGTCTACTATGGCAAGTCTAGCTTCCTCTAAAGTCATTTCCATTTTAGCCACCGTACTTTTGAGTAATGTAAGTAAACGTTGTGCTGTAGATGCCTAACGGCGCTTGATCTGACCAGCCATTTTCTAAGCGCTCAGCATAGGGTTGGTTGTTTTGAATATAAATCAAACTACCAAGTTTAAATTTCACGGCTTGAATCGCTGCATCTTGCACGGCATTAGTAGAAGGCTCTCGCACACCGTAATCACCAGATCCAATAGAAACAATATGTGAAGCTCGATAAGCTCCTGTATCAACAGGGCTTGAAACAACGAGTGATTGCACTGTATCGATAGTGATTTTCTTTACATGCTCATCTGCCTGTTTCTCAACTTCAAAACTAAAGCTTGTCGGCTTTACTCCCGTCCACCCCATTGATCATCTCCACTTTAACTTTGCCACGCAATATTCTTGTGCAAAGCCCATCTTTGCGCTTATTAATCTTGTATGGATACTTGAAACAACAAACCAAACCCTGTTCCTCATTCGCCCAAAGAACATGTTTAATTTCATTGTTATTCACATATATTCTGCGATTACCTTTACCATCATTCACGCTATGAAACATTTCACTTCTCGCTTTCTTCATACATTTCAAAAAGGTCTTGAGCGATCGATTGAATTGAATATGCCTCAAATTCTGGACTAGGCTCTTTTTCTCCCATCAACTTCTTAACCTTCTGCCAAACATGAACTGCTTCATGTAAAAGCAGTCCATAAACTTGTATTTGGTCCTTATCCGCTGCTTCACCAATTTGGACAATTACATAAGCACCATCCGAATAAGAACTAACCTGAGCATCTGCACCCATATCCAAAAATTGATCAGCTCTGCCCATATCTTCAAATAGCAAATCCATGTGTATTTGATTTCTAGCAAGTGCATATTGAACATGTTGAAATGGTGAAATGTACCACTCAGGCACATAATCAGTATTAACCATGGACTAACCTTTTAACTTGGCAAAGGCGTTTCGGTGGCCTCTCTACCATCAAATGAATTGTGAATAAAAATGCCACCTTCAAATCGAGGGTGGCATTCGCAATGTATTAATGAATGGGGCTTAAAGTCATCGTCAGGCACTACCTGAACGCTGTCATAAATCTTGTAAACTGACCAAGTCATTAAACTTTTCTCAACTGACATTTCCAACTTGCACTAATTGGGTCCTGTTTGATATGGATGACGCGAAAAGTGCCTTGCGCCGTGTTCCATTCATCATCAATGTTTGGCTCTTTAGTGACTTCATTTTGCAGCACAATAGCCTTCTTATCAGTTGCAAGAACTCCAAGAGTTAAAACTTCATATTGGTTATAAGAAGCAAATAAAACACCACGGCCTTCGTAATGCTCAATTACATTTTCAGAAGAATTCGTTTTAGGATTCCACTTTGTGCTAACAACCCGGTCACATGTAAAAGAATGAACGGCGTCCGCTAAATCATCATTAAATGCTTCGGTAATATCTGCCTGAATTTCGTCACGTAAGCCCATATCATGCCCTGTAAAGTGGTATGCCAAAGCCATTAAAACTTGCATTTGGATCTTTCAAATCAAGTGAATCAATAAAATCAATTGCAATCTGTTCAAAGCTAGAAATTGCTTCAGATCCATCTTGGTATTCTTTTTCTGACTCAACAGAATCAGCTTTAACTTTCTTACGCTTCAACTGCTGGTCTTTGCCGTTATAAATTACTTTGGCCAGAATTCCTTTGATGATTTCACAAGCCGCGTCCTTAAGAAGTGGATCAATAGGATCTGGTACAAAACCTATTCTGTTTTTCATCCAAACATTAGCCAGCTTTACCAGACGAGCTTTATCACTGTCTGGTGCAAAATCGCTGCCCAAAATTGAATTTGCGTCATCTACAGTAATAAAGCTCATTGCATTATTCCTTCGGGATTAATTTAAGGAGTTCTGCTTTTGTTGCAGACGGCTTGTAACCAATGTTTTTACTAGCTAAATACTCTTTTAATTGATCATTTGACCAGTTTTCAAAATCATTAACTGCCGTTTCTGTTGTTGAATTTTCTGCCGCTTTTCCAGATTCCAATTCAGCAATACGCGCTTGCATTGCAGGAATATCATTTTTAAAAGCTTCAAACTCTGCTTGAATGCTTACTACCTTTCCTTCAGCCGCTTTAGCAGCATTGTCTGCTTGGAGTACAGCATCTTTTAAACGTGAGTTTTCAGAAATTAACTCCGAACTATCACCACTAGCTTGTTCCAAGATTTCGATTTTCTGTTTAAGTTGCCCGTTTTCCTCAACAACCTTTTCACACTCAGCTTTTGTATTATCAATGACCTCTTGCAGCTCAGGGGTAATTCCCACCGCGACATTTACTGTGGCCAAGGTCGTTTTTGCAGGCTCTTCCAACTTGCGAACTTCAACTGGAATATCCAGAGCTTCGTAATCATTTTGGATTTTCGGGTAATCACCGTAAATAATTACTTCTTCGGCACTTCGATTCGGATTTTCGTAATAATCAGGATTGGCAATAGTTCCAACCTCTAACGCAGCTGCAGCAGCAATACGTGTATAAATTAGCTTCATGATGCATTTCTCTTTAATGTAAAAAGAGGGCTTAATAGCCCTCTTATAGTGAGATGTTTATGAGTTAACCAGTTGTTGTGCCAGACAAGTCAAGCAATGTGCCTGCTGTCATTTTGTTGCTAGTAGCATGTTTTTTCCAGTTGGCACTTGAACCAAGTAAAGTAAGGTCAGGGTTTTCGCCTTTTGATGTATCCCAGCTATAACCAAGAATATCTAAGTTGAACGCGCCTTCAGCACGCATACCAATACCTAAGTTTTCTTCATCATTGATGTCATACGCCCGGAAGCCTGGTACTTGTGATTCTGTAACAGTAACAGCTCCCATTTGTAAACCAAATGCATCATCATCACCTACGGCATCTGTAACCAAGACTGGCTTACCTAAGGTACCCGGTAAACCGCCATAGATAACAATTTCAGATTCGCCATAAATCTGCTTAGTGATTGCATCATCAACAATATCGAAGTAGGTATCTGAGTTCATTACCCATAAACTAATACGTCCAAACTTATCGCCAAACTTACGCATACCACGTGTTAATGCTTTACGCCCATCTACAGCAATACTGCCTTTAGCAACCATATCCGGGTTACTAGAAATAGCAGCTTTTAAAGAAGCTAAACTGTACTGTAAACGACCAGCAACCAATGCATCTGCTAAATCATAACCAAGAATCATGGCAAACTCTTCAGGTGTACGTGCACGGCGTTTGAATGCCTCTTCAGTAGAAGCATAAGGACCATATTTATACGGGACTTTTACGCCTACAGATTCACCAGAACCAATTTTCTCTGGAACTACTTTGGCGATTGAATTCACATCACGATGTTTGATGCTACCGCCCACTTTGTAGAATGCTTCTTTGTTGAAATCACCTTCAATGATCTCATTACGATAAACAATTGCACCATTAGAGGCTTGGTTAAATACATTCAAATTGTCTTGCAAACGCTCTAAATAAGCAGTTTGTGCCAATTGGTTGTAGATGATCATGTCTGAGTTAACTGTTGTAGTCATAACGACTTATCTCCAAATTTTTAATGATTAGTTCGGCAGTTTTAGGAAGGCATCATTGCCATGTTCTTTGATGTAGTCAGCTTTCTGAGAAACAGACATTTCACTGCGTTTCATTCCTGCAGGCGCTCCACCTTTGCCCCCACCTTGAAAACCGCCACCAGTTCCTTTACCACCTTTAAGAATTAAGTCTTTATGCTGGTATCCACCAACCAATGACTCTAAAGCTTCATCAACATTTGCAAGTTCACCAGGGCGAACACGTGAATAAATCTTTTCGCCGTTCGGATCATATGCAACCACCTTGCCCTCTTCGATTTTGAAGTGATGACCAAAGGTCGCTTGCACCATATCCACAGGTACTGCAATATTGTCTTGAATGTACTTAGAACGAGCAAAACCACCGCCGATAAGCTCTTTATGCAATGAGGCCTCAAGAGCATCACGTTGCTCAACAATCGGAGCATATTTTTCTTCAACTGCCTTGATAGCTTCAGCTTTCACTTTCTCAACTTCACCGGCATCCACCAGCTTTTTATCGTCGAGATTTTGGATTGTTTGTAATGCCTTTTTAGCTGCCGCTGGGTCTTCAATTCCTTCAAAAGCTTTTAATGCTTTTTCGGCTGCTTCTTTGGCTTCACGATGTGTTTTAGCTTCACCATTTAATCGAGCAATTGTCGCCACAGAGTGTGCAGCATCGTGTGGCATTTCTTTGCCATCATCATGGATATAGATCGGCTTATCTCCGTCTACTTCTGCATAAACTTTACCGTCGATTGTTACTGTTTTAAGTTTCATTGGTCATCCAACCTATATATACAAAATGGGCATCCGCCCGGATTCGCCGTTAGCATCCGCTTTCGGCAGGCAATAAAAAAGCGCCCTTTAGGACGCTTCATTTCTATAAATGATTATTTACTTAAAGCTTGGCGTACAAATGCATCTTTTGCTTCAAGTAGCTTTCTTAATCCTGTGGATTTTTCAGGCCCGTCAGGAAGTTGCTCATCCATTTGCCGAGCTAAATCACCAATTGGCTTACTAACTTGCTGCAAATGTTCAGGTAAATGTTCATATTGGAAATATTGGATAATAGGGCTTGGCATTTTCTTCTCGCAAAAAAAGCACCCGAAGGTGCTATGGTTTAATTAATTTGGTCGGTTTGTTAATTCTTCTAAGCCATCGGCGCAATCTGAATTTACTACGAGTTGAAAGTTTTGAAAGCTGTAATGAACCTTCGCCTTTTAAATCAACTATCATATTCCCAACTCCTTAAACGTTTGTTCATCCAACTTTCGTAGTTGGTCCAATGTATAAAGTCGCCCTTCAGGGTCAAAGAACTTATCAAAATCAAATTTCCCTTCTTTATAGAGCTTATATCGCTTTGGCCCAAGCCACTCTTTTTGGAAAAAGTCATCTGTCTTTTTGAAGAACTCTCTAAAAGTGGTGTTGGCATCCAATTGACCTATTAACTGGCTCCGCTCTTCTTTTGGAATGTCTTTAACTCGACGTTCGTCCATCACAAATGGACGTTCACCGACAAGTTGACCATCTTTTTCGACTGGTACCAAGATACTTCGACAATTAGGATGCAACGGCGGTACCCGCTTTGCCGGATCATTTATTTCCCACACTGAACCATCTAATGAAGCGCAAAGCTTAGAAGTTCGTCCATCTAAAACGCTAACAAATCGGACATATTCAAAGCCAATTTGGTTGAAGCTATTTAGATAGGCTTGATTGGCTACATGGCTCCGTACAGTTCTTACGGTACGTTCAATATCCGTCTTGGTAACGTTTAAAATGCCATCCTCATAATTCAGCCGTTTGGTACCACGAATGCGCTGAACAATTTCTTGGTTAGTTTTGCCTGAATTAATACCATCTCGAATTGCATACTCAACCTTTTGACGGGCACTTTCAGCAATTCTGGATAGAAGATCATCTACAAGAGCGCCACCTGCCAACGGAACTTTTTTAGCGGATAAAAATAGTTTTTCCCCATCAGGCTTATTAATTTTTGCTCCATAGAGCTTAGCTACGTAATTGGCCTCATAAACAGCCAGCGCCGTAGCAGAAACGGCAAAAGCTTCAGGTAATGCTAAATTAACACTGGCAAACCATTGGGCAATCAAATCCCTAATTTCCCTTAAATTTGAAGTTGTATATTTACCACCAGCTAAAGCAACTTTCTCCGACTCATTAAGCTCATCCAATAAATCCCGAAGCTTAGATAGCATCTTGCTCGTATCATCATTGAATAAAGCCAATAACTCATTTACCGTTTTTGATGAAGCACGATAAAGATAGGCCTGGTGCTGAGTGAGTGCTTCAAATAGTTTTTTGATATCTGTTGCCATCTCACTCTACCTTTTGATTTAAAGTCCCATCTTGCTCTGCTTCAACATTCTGAAGCTCTTCTTCATATTTTTGTTTAGGGAACATACCTGTTTGGTTGTATTCCCACCATGATTTAAATGAAGATCGGCCTTGTAGAGCTGCTTCAAATAACTGTCGAGCTAACTCAGCTAAATAACCCTGTTTGTTAAATTCTTGGCTGATTTCGAACATCAAATCATCTTTAGTTAGAACATCCACATTAGGCGTTACAAACTTAGCAGCCCATCGTAATGCTGCTGACAAGGCTTCATTCATATTAACGACACAGAGCGAAAGAACTGAATGCTGAACGGCGTCATCACTATTCGCTTCGGTAGCGGTCTTTTTACTTCCCGAGCCCTTCTCAATTAAACGCGCCCCCATCTCCTTCATTTTTTCCCACTTATCTTTCATCGCTTCCCGGGCAAGAGTATTAGGGTCGGCTTGTACAATTCCTAAACCACCATTTTCAGGTAAAGGCAAAAGTACTTTCGCTCCAATGTAGATGCCACGTTTCTTGGCTTGGTCATACCACTCCCAATTAACACCCTTCGCATAATATTGAGGTTGCCCCATATAAAAAACGGACTCTTGAAAGTCCGCACTGTCTCTGTAATGGGCTAAATTGAGATTAGCCAAAGGAAGTAATGGTGGCTTTTTAATCTCTTCTGAATTATCAATTGCACCTACAAATGTAAAAGGTATATAGGTCCAGAAATTCCCGTTGTAATCTGTTGGAAACTTCTTCTCTCCGCCAACCCAGTTACCCTTTTCACCCTTTGTGTACACCTGAACGGAATAAATATATTCCCCATTTCCCTCTTGCTCTAAACGAAGTACACGATATTGCTCTTGTTCGGTTTTACTAAATCCATCAGCACCGCGCTCAGACTTAAATTCACGTATAACCACTAAGCAAAGCTTTTTCTGGTTATCGATCATTACTGAATCCCAATTCACTACATCAAGGGCATTTAGTAAATGAATCATCGGATAGGCTTTTTGTGCTTTAAATTCCGCTAGATTACGAGCTGGTGGCACATCAGGATAATCAACATATAAAGCGCAACGATAATGCTTCAATAAATGGCGAATTCCATTTTGAGCCAATTGATAAGCACTAATGCCTGCTCCATTCGCATTACGCTCTAAATGAGCAAGCTCGGGAGGAAATTTAAAACTTGGATCTGTTGCAAAAGCTGCTCCAACTAAACTATTTGATGTCGTCCCTGTTACTTCATAAAAGACTGCACGGGTAAGATAAGCCTCATAAGCACTTTTATTTGCAGGTGACTTATCATGTGCATTTGGCATCGGCAAATATTTTTCACCTTTAGCCTTAACTGCATCCTCACCTTCACAAACATCATCAAGTTTTTGCCAGTATGGCAAGTTTTTAACATATTCAGGATGTTGAAAAGTTACATCACTCATCGTGCAAATCCCATATCAGCGAAGAAGGTTTCAAATCCTTCATGTAATTCATTAAACGCATCTGAAGCTGCATCCACTTGGTCGTCATGTGTACCGTTAGGAAAATGACGAAGCTCATCAATAAAGTCCTTATTCCATTCACCTTTGAGCATACGTACATTTCCCACGTTAACTTGGGCCGCAAATGGTTGTGCCCGTGTAAGCTTGTCACCTGAAATTGGCTTAGCTATCACGCTATAACCCGCAAGAAGCTTCACAAATGAACTAGCTTGCGATTTACCAGCTTGACCAGGATCTTGTGGTAGACGCACAGAAACTTTTTTCCCATCTATTTTTGCTGTTTGTTCTAAGCGCTTATTCACATTGTCAGGTCCAAGCTGTCCTTTAGTTACATCGACAATGTAAGTAAAACCATCTGCGCCTAGAGCTTCTCGCACACCTACTGTAAAGTCGCCCTCATTTTCGGTAGCCCCAAAATCCCAAGCCCTAACTTGTTTCAATACATCCGCAGGCAAAGCATCAACAATTTGAATATTGTCGGGCTTAAAAAAACCGCCTGCTGGCGGTGATGGCATTTGTCGGTACTGCCCGGCAAATACATATGGTGCTGCTTGCTCCATTAGCCTCAATTTTTGGATATTGTGTTTTGCTGGCCACAGTGCGGATCCGTCTTCCTGAATAGCTGAAAGACATAGATGCTCCCATACTTCACCGTTACCACCAGCTACAGGAACGCCGTCTTTTCTATCACCTAGCAACCATCCAGCTAAATCATCTTCATGAAGTCGCTGCATAATCACAATGATCGGCGTATCTGGCGAGTTAGTACGCGATTCGAGTGTGTTCTGAAACCAATCAATTACCCCTTCTCGAATAGTTTTTGATGAAGCTTCATGTGCTTTGTGCGGGTCATCAATAATAATGCAGCCGCCAAAGCCTTTACGAAGTTTTCCTGCACCAAAACCGGTAATCGTGCCGCCTGTACCAGTCGCATAGCAGACACCACCTTGGGAAGTTCTCCAGAAGTCTTTAGCCTTACTATCATCACGCAATGTAAGCTCGGGAAAGACTTTTCTATACGCCTCTTCTTGCACAAGGGTTCGTATTTGGAAGGCATTATTTGCGGCAAGCATTGCCGAGTAACTGATATGAATAAACTCACAGTCTGGATTCTTACCAAAACACCAAGCCATGAAATTAATTACAGCAATTTCAGTTTTAGAATATCGTGGTGGAACGTTAATAATTAACCGCTTTATCTCTCCGCGATAAACTTTCATTAAAGCTTCGCAGATTTCTAAGTGGTGCCAATTTTGCATCCATTTATAACCACGGCGCTCCTTAAACATGTACCTTGTGAAGAAATATAAATCTTCTTGCGCCTCGATTCGGATGGCTTTATCCCGAGCCGCATCAGTACTCATCTAAGACTTCCCTCCGCGCTTTTAAGTAATCTTCCATTGGAACTGGAATTTCAGAATTAACTGTTTGGACTGGTCCGCCGTCTTTGCCTGTAATTTCTTGGCGATTAGTAAATTGACCACCAATATCTTTAGCGGCTTGTTCAAGAATTTTTAAGGCTGTTTTGACGTTTCTAGTCTTCTCAAGCTGTCTTTGGTATTGCTTCAGTCGGTAATACTTGTTAGCAATAGGAATATCAATTAAGCCTTTATCAAACTCATCTCTGGTTTTTTCAAATAGTTCGACATACTTTTTGCTTAAGTTTTTACCAGCAACTTTTGTAGGGTCATAAGTTGCAACTTGAACACGATCTATATCAACGCCAAACTCTTGTTTTACGAGTTCAGCCACTTCTTGAGGTGTATCACGACAAGCAAGAGACTGAACTATAAAGATTTTCACAGGCTCTTTTAGTGTCGCCATAACTTCCTCATCGTATAACTACGTATAACAAAATGGGCAAAAAAAAGAGCCATTAGGCTCAATTGATTACACAGTTGCCGCAGCATTTTGAAATATCAAGATTCGAAACAAACGGCGGATTCTTTGCGACTTCAATAAGTCGCTTAACATTTTTGCTTGGTCCATAACGTTTAACTACGCCAATAAACTCTTCAACGTCATGACCTGCAAGATAGTGCTTAGGAAGACCAGAACTATCACTATAAACAATTTCTCCGTCCTCGTCTCTCATCACTCCAATGTGGTAAAGCTCATGTTCAAGTAAGTAACAGAACTCTGTATCGTTTGCACGCTCACAGAAAGAAGCGTCGACAGTTATTAAATAAGTTGGCACAAAGCCGAACCAATCACGCATCTGTTGCTCTTGTCTGGCCTTACGCCATCCACCAACATTGAACATGACTTTTTCGCACTGGCCTAACACCATAGCTTGCTTGCTTTTATATGCAGAAGAGGCCCAAGCTAATGCTAAAAATTCTTCATTATCGTGAAGCAGCTCAGCTATGTGATCATGATCGGGGTTATAAAGAGGTCCACCAATAGTTAAGTAATTAGCTACAACCCATTTTTTTAGATCTGGAGCGGGTATTAAACGAATTGCTTCCTCTTCTTCAGCTTGATCAATAAAATCAGTTGGTGGAAATGGTCTGATCTGATCCATTGAATATTTGCCTCTTTAAGTTTTTAAGCCATTGGCTTGCGAAATGAGCTTGGATCTGTAATGGACCAGATTCATTAATCTTAAATCTTGGTACTGCCTCTAACCGAACAACGGTATATCCCATTGATTCAGCAACATCGTAACGTTCCATACTCCACGCTTTTGTAGCCAGCTTGCCCTTTCGGCCACCTGACCAAGGACCGCCAGCTATTTCAACTAAAATACGATGTTCAATTAAATGAAAATCAAAACGCCAATGCTTTGTTGATTTAAACTGGAATTTCTTTTCGTACTTAATTTCCAGATTGTCTAAAGCTTCAGTAAATTCTTCCTCTGCCTCTAAGTACTTTTGAGTAGCTTTAGGTAGCGGTCTGGATTTAGGCTTGGTTTTAGGTTCTTTTTTCCGAGTAAGCCAAAAGTATTCTGTAGAATCCATTATTCTTACCCATAAAAAAACCGCCCTTAGGCGGTGGCTAAACTCACAGGCAATATA